GCTGACACTGGAGGAAAGTGAATGAAGGTATATGCCCTTTGGGATACTGAATTGAAGGGATACGTGGCGGCGGGTAATCGATACGTTTACAGCACCGCCGGGTCATTGAAGACCGCTTTCGCGTTTGCCGGCACGGGTGGGAGGGACGTCGAAGGTCACCGACGCAAGCTCGCTGAGTGTCCTCGATACAAAGTGGTTGAAGTGGAGTTCCCGCCACAATGAAACCATCACCTCAAACAGCGATGGTTCAGGAATTCCATGAGGCATTCCAGCTCCCCCAAGGGGTCGGCATGCGGGACAATGAGAACCTCAAGCTGAGGCTCAAGCTTCTGGCTGAGGAATTCACTGAGACGGTTGAGGCCGCAGGTGATCTGTTCAAGGCCAATGAGTCCGTTCAGATGTATCCAGAGCTCATTCGGTCAACCTTGCAACAGCGCCAAGCAGCGGAACACCTCCTGAAAGAATTGATCGACCTGCAGTATATCGTCGTGGGGGTCTTTGACTCCTTTGGGGTCGATATGGACGAGGCTTTCCGTCGGGTCCACGCCTCAAATATGAGCAAGCTCGGGGACGACGACAAGCCGGTCTACCGGGACGATGGGAAGGTCATGAAAGGGCCAAACTACACCCCGCCGACCCTCACGGATTTGGTCTGACTCCGTAACACGGACCGCACCTCTACAAACAACACAATCAGGGGCCTTGAGAATCCGCTCAGGGTCCCAATGGGCCGGAAGGGAGAAACGGTATGAGTAACATACTGGAGCCGCTTATTCAACCAAGGCATGTGCTCAAACGAGATAACGCAGGTGTCGCACACATCGTCGGGCTGTCGGGCGGGAAGGACAGTACCTGCCTCGCCCTCGCTCTGAATGAACGAGAGCCGCGCCCATACAATTATATGTATACGCCCACCGGAGACGAACTGCCGGAAATGGAGGCGCACATGATGCGCCTTGAGGGGTTGCTTGGCCCTATCCTTCGGATAACGAACGGAACGCTAAAAAGCATATCGGAAGACAATAATATGCTTCCGAGTTTTCACGCCCGGTTCTGTACCAGAATCCTAAAACTAAAGCCTGCCGGGGACTTTTATCGCGGGGCTTCGCCAATGGTTGCTTATATCGGCTTGCGGGCAGACGAGGACGAGCGCGAAGGTATGAAGCCAGGGCGAGACGCTGGAACACTGAATGCGTCTGATATCGTGCAAGACTACCCGTTTCAGCGTTGGGGATGGGATGAGGACGACGTTTGGTCCTTTCTCGATGATCGCGGAATAACGATCCCCCAGCGTACAGACTGCGCCCGGTGCCCATACCAGAAACTCGGTGAATGGTACAATCTCTGGAATGACTACCCAATGATCTACGCAGACGCTGAGGCCGAGGAAAAAGCCTTCGGTGCGACGTTCAGGTCACCTACCGGAAAACATGGTCCGTGGCCTCACGACCTGAAATCGCTGCGTCTTGAGTTTGAGAAAGGCCGGGTTCCGGAACGCAGTCTTCGAATGATGGAGAAGCGCCGAGGTATGTGCCGGGCGTGTTCACTGTAAGACGCTCCCTCAGCCTCTAAAAAATATCAACATATGTACGGGCGATCTTCGTATTGCCCCTCTACTATCGAACCGAAAGGAAACCATGATCTCAACTGATCAGCTGGCGGGTCCGTCCTTGCCTATCTCCGAAGAAATTCACTCTGAGAAACACCGCCAGCCTGGCGAGAGTTTTGCGGAGTCCACAACTCGCATCGCTGATGCTCTGAAAGACGATCATGATCACTTTCTGGCCTTCCGGGACATTCTCCGGAACATGCGTTTCCTGCCAGGCGGGCGGGTCCAATCGGCAGTGGGGGCGACCCGTCGGGTAACTCCCTATAACTGCTTTGTCTCCCCTACAATTTCAGATTCCATGACTGGGATTATGGATGTGGCTGCAAAGGCGGCTGAGACCATGCGTCTGGGGGGTGGGATCGGATACGACTTCTCACCTATCCGACCATATAAAGACCGAATCAAATCCCTTGATTCCTCGGCCAGCGGGCCGGTCAGCTTCATGGGTATCTTTGACGCCATCTGTAAGACGATCTCCTCAGCCGGCCATCGGCGAGGGGCTCAGATGGGCGTCCTTCGGGTTGACCATCCGGACATCATGGAATTCATCCGGGCTAAGCATAACTCCGACAACCTGACCAATTTCAACATCTCAGTCGGAATCACGGATGAATTCATGGAGGCGGTTAAGGCTGGCTCCAGCTTCGACCTCCGCTTCGGTGGTAAGGTGTATGACACTGTACAGGCCCGGGATCTTTGGGATCACATCATGCGTTCCAACTGGGACTGGGCTGAGCCGGGCGTCCTGTTCATCGACCGCATCAATGAAATGAACAACCTGTGGTATTGCGAAAACATCGCTGCGACCAACCCCTGTGGCGAGCAGCCGCTCCCCCCGAACGGGGCCTGCCTTCTGGGTTCATTCAACCTGGCCCGCTACATCTATCGGGAGCACTCCGGTCAGCATCGTCTGGCCTTGAGCACTCTCCATAAGGATGTGCGTCACGTCGTTCGAGCTATGGACAACGTGGTGGACCGGGCCATTTACCCGCTGCCTGAGCAGGAGGCCGAGGCTAAGGCCAAACGGCGGATGGGTCTCGGGGTGACCGGCGTTGCGAATGCTTTGGAGGCCATCGGTCATCCTTACGGGACCCCAGGGTTCTGTCAGGCTCTCGATACGATCCTTCGCGGTTTCACTGATGTGATCTATTTCGAGTCCGCGTGTCTGGCTTATGAGAAGGGGTCTTTCCCGCTCTTTGATGCTGAGCAGTTCATGAAGGGTAAGTTTGTAAAACGACTCCCTATCGAGACCCAACGGCTGATTTCGACCTACGGGCTCCGTAACTCTCACCTCACATCCATCGCTCCGACCGGCTCAATCTCCCTGACGGCGGACAACGTCTCCTCTGGTCTGGAGCCAGTCTTTGCAGTGAGCTCAGATCGCACCATCAACACCCCCACCGGCCCCCGGGTGGAGACCATCACGGACTACGGCAAGCGTGTGTTCGGGGTCACTCCCCGGACGGCCAACGAGGTCACTGCCGAGGAGCATGTGAAGGTCCTCACCATAGCCTCCAAATGGATGGATTCGGCTGTCTCCAAGACCTGTAACGTCGGTGATGACGTCACATGGGAGCAGTTCAAGGGCATCTATATGTCGGCCTATGAAGGCGGTGCGAAGGGATGCACGACGTTCCGCATGGCTGGTAAGCGCATGGGTATCCTTACGGAGACCAAGGAGCCTGTGGAAACCGGAGGGGCCGCTTGTGTCTATGACCCCACAACTGGAATCAGGAGCTGTGAATGAGCAAACGAGTGAAGCTGCAGGATATGGAGCTGAAAGACTTCATTGGAACCATGCGAAAGGCCACAAACCCAACGCAGCCTGAATACCTGATGCGTACGGATATCCTCAAGGAGGCTGTACGACGTTGTCGGGAGATGGAAAAGCAGACGAAGAAGGACGGCTGAGGTCTACGGCGACTAAGCCTCTCCCCACCCCGTAATGAACATATGGACAGCCTGTAGTGATCTGCAGGCTGTCTTTTTTTTTTGGAGACTGAGCATGTTGATGACTCTTGAAGAACTGCTGCCTGCCATAGGACCAATCCTACAGGCGGTTCAGAAAGTTGAGCCAAAAGCTGTGGTAGCGGGCGGATGCCTGCGGGACGCTGAGCATGGGAAGCCCATCAAGGATATTGATGTCTTTATTCCCCTCAGGGACTGGGGTGACCTACGCGAGGTGGTTAAACGAATCACCGATGAGCTAGGTGTTGAGAGCTCTCTCCCACTGGATTTCACGCCTTATCAGGAGTGGAATGGGGAGGTCATCGGCGTCCATCAGATTCGGAAAGACGGACTGAATATTGAGCTGATCGCCCTTGCGATTTCTCCTGACGTGTTTTCATGGGAGACCTGTGTTTCCCGTATGGATATGGGACTTTGTCAGATTGCGTTCACTGGGACGTGTGTCTTCTGTAGCCAGTATTATTCCGAGGATGCTCAAGCGAAGCGGTTTTCAGTCCACCGTGACTGCCTCGCCTATTATTCCGAGGAAGCTACGCTCGCCCGTTTTGATCGGTTATCACTCAAATACCCTGAGTATCCTTTGATTATCTATGACGGGGACCACGCGGATTGTGAGCAGCGGCCCTTCCCCGCCTATTACGACCTCCCTAAGTAGCCCTTAAACCCCTCTGGGCTGTCTTTTTATGTGCCCCCCAGCCGAGGAGAAACATTATGACTGAGGACCCCACAGACCCCTTTGAGGATCTTAAGATCCCCACTCTCAGCCGTGAGCTGATTGAGCAGCTGGACGAGGCCTATCCTCGACAGTATCTTCCTATCCCCACTGCGGCGGAACCTGAACATGTCTTCCTTGCCCGACAGCATCGATACGCCGCTATTCGCGAGCTAATTGATGAGCTGATCGTGTGGCAGGATGAAAGCAACGGACAGCTGACTGAATGATCCGAGAGATCACGCAAGCAGATACACCCGCCATCATTGAGCTGGGTAAGTGTCTGCATAAGGTCAGTCCCACCTTCCGTCACATGGATTTCAATGAGGGCTGCGTGACCCAGGCCGTGAGTGTCTGTGCTGAGAGAGAACACCCCAACATGTGTGGTTGGGTCAGCGAGCATGCTGGCGTCTTGAACGGCGTAATGGCCGGCTCAGTCTTCCCTCATTTCTTTGGCACCGACCTGATCGCCTCTGACCTCTGCCTCTATACGGACCCCACCTCCCGTCGGTCGGGACTTGTAGCTGCCCTTCTATTGAAGGCGTTTGAAACATGGGCTGAGGCCCAAGGGGCGTCAAAGATAATCCTTGGGGTATCGACAGGAATTGAGGTGGATCGCACCACCACTCTTTACGAACGACTGGGCTACACAATGGTAGGCCCAATCATGCAAAAGGATTTTAACCGTGTGCTTTCCTAAAGCCTCCCCACCGCCGACCCCAGCACCTCCGCCGCCTCCTCCGCCGCCTCCCTCTGATGCAGCCAATGCGCCAGACCCGGATGCTCTGGAGAATGCCCGGAAGCGGGCCGATGCGGCTAACAAACGAACCAATCGAGACAAGCTGCGTATCCCCCTTGGTGGTGGGAGCGGCGGCTCTGGTCTCAGTCTGAATTAGGACCCATATGACAGCGAAAGAGCGTTACGAAAAGCTCAAGCGCCGTCGCCAACCATTCCTTGATCGAGCCTACGCAGCAGCGGCGCTCACAGTACCCTCTCTCCTTCCTCCGACCGGACACAACGCCCATTCCAAGCTCAATGAGCCGTACCAAGATTATGGTGCGAAGGGCGTTGTGTTTCTGGCCTCTCGGATTCTGACTGCTCTCTATCCTCCGGGGTTCTCAAGCTTCCGCTTGGCGATCCCGGCCCATGTCCTGATGTCCAATGGACAAATGGATATGGATGAGGATACGGAGCAGGCTCTGATTTTGTCAGAGAAGCTGATCAGCTCAGAGATCGAGCGGAGGGGGTGGCGTCACCCAACCAACGTAGCCATGCAGCACTTGATCGTGTCAGGTAACGTCGGTGAGATGATGATGCCGGACAACAAACTCCGTATGTTCCGATTGGATCAGTACGTGGTTGTCCGAGACCCCGCAGGGAACCTCAAGGAATTCATCACTGCCGAAGTGAAGGCGAAGGCGTCCCTCTCGGATTCCCTACAGAGCTTAGCGGACACCAACACAACCGGTGGCGCAGGCACAGACGACGAAGACACCACCCTCTACACCCACGGTGTTCGAGGTGAGGATGATCAGTGGGAAATCCATCAGGAGCTCGGTGATTCAGAGATCGCAGATAGTCGAGGCACCTATGAAATCTGCCCCTTCAACGCCCTCCGATGGACGGCTGTTCTGGGGGAAGACTATGGGCGTGGTAAGTGTGAAGAACACCTCCCGGCTTTGAAGTCTGCGGATGCACTGGCTCAGTCAGTATCTGAGGGGGCCGGTATGGCTTCCCGACACATCACCTTGGTTCGACCAAACGCCACTGGGGGTCTCAACCTCCGACGACGGCTGGCGAAGGAAGGTAATGGAGCGATTGTCACAGGGAATCCTGAAGACGTCACCATGCTCAACTTCACGAACACTTCTGGCCTCCAGATCGCTCAAGTCGAGCTGCAGGAAATCAAGAAAGACCTGATGGTCTCCTTCTTGATGAACATGAGTGCCCAGCGGAGTGGCGAACGGGTGACCGCTTTTGAAATCCAGCGGATGACTGAGGATCTCGAAGGAGCCCTTGGCGGCGTCTACTCCATGCTGGCGCAGGACATGCAGGCTCACCGCATCAAGCGTCTGATTTTCCAGATGCAGGATCAGGGAGCTTTACCTGACTGGCCGGCTGAAATGGTGGAGCCAATCATCCTGACTGGTCTGGAAGCCTTGGGACGTCAGAACGACGTTAACAGGGCTCGGGCTGGTATGGAGATGATCTCCCAACTGCCTCCTGAGGATCAGCTCTACATCAAGAAAGATGTGCTGCTCAAGAAGGCCTTCCACGGCCTCGATCTGGCGGACGCTGTCCGTACCGAGAAAGAGGTTGAGGAAATGCGCCAACAGCAGGCTCAACAGAACATGATGACGAATGTGGCCGAGGCCGGTGGCGTTGCCGCTGCTCAGGCTGCCGGCGCATCCGTCGCAGGAACACCTCCGGGGCCTTAGGGCTCCGGGGTTGGAGGGATTGAATGTTTACCGATACCAACGAGAACACCGCACCGGAACCCGGTTCCGAAGAATACAACGCCGCAATGGTGGCAAAGCTCCGGGGCGAAGACGTCCCCGCCGATGACGACACTCAGGACACAGAAGCGTCCGAAGATACTCCGAAGCTGCCGGAAGGTGGTCAGGAGAAATTCTTCAACGCGGAGACTGGCGAGTACGATTGGGCCAACCATGCGAAGGAACTCGAATACCGTCTGGCGCAGGTAAAAGGTAAGTCCGAGGGGAAACCTGAGGATGCCCCTGAGGACAAGTCGACGGACAACGAAGGCGACGAGGAAGTTGTCGACGTTATCCAGAAGGCCGGTCTGAAAGCTGAGGACCTTGAGACCACTCTGCAGACCAGCGGTAAGCTGACCGACGAACAGCGGGAATCCCTGATAAAGTCAGGCATCCCAGGCTCAATGGTCGACAGCTACGTTGAGATGTATCAGGCCTCCCGCGAGGCCGCTCAGAAGGCTGCTCTCGATTACGTTGGTGGCGAGGATGAGTGGACAAAGATCAACGCTTGGGTTGCCAAGAGCCTGCCAGCGGACGAACGTGACAGCTACAACGCTGTCCTGAAAGGTCCGGACTGGAAGGTGGCCGTCGATACCCTGAAGTTCAAGATGCAGGCCTCCAGTAAGGCCGCTGCCGAAGGGAAGCTGACGACAGGTGACTCAACGGTCCCCGGGGCCACGAAAGATGGTTATGAATCCCGTGAGCAAATGAAGCGGGATATGTCGAATCCGAAGTACCATACGGACCCGGCTTTCCGTCTCGAAGTGACCCGGAAGATTCAGAACGCCAGCTGGCGAGCTGAGTAAGACCCTAGCGGGCAAAGTAGGGAAGGTGATGTCAAGCCGCCCTATGGCTATTTATCGGGTAATTCCCGCAATGACACAGGGGGTGACGTAAAGGTCACCACGGGTGGTCCCCTCTAAGACCACCCACCCCCCTTATTCTTTCAGCAGAGTAGAGCAGTGGTAGCTCAACAGGTTCATGCCCTGTAGGTCGCGGGTTCGACTCCCGCCTCTGCCACCAAATTCCCCTGTGACTAGCCCTCGCAGGGGTCAGGGTGTCTCCCTCGTTTCCTGTCTCTCCAGTGGCTCTGGAGGGGAGACCTGAGACCCCCTGGCTGACCTGAGGAGTACCTAGCGACCCGCTACGGCGGACAATCCTAGAGGAAATCGGTGTGGCGAAAAAAAAAAACAGAACAAAACGTGAACAACTTCAAACAGGATTGCTAGCTAAATGGCTACTGGCGATAATTCATCCCCGCTTCGTTGGGGTAAAGGTCAGTCCGATCCCGTCGATAACCGCGAGCTGTGGCTTGAGGTATTCGGTGGAGAGGTACTGACGGCGTTCGATCTGGCCACCGTCTTCGGTGATAAGATTCGTACGAAGTCCGTTGGCGGCGGACAGAAGTCTTGGAAATTCCCGAAGACTTGGAAGGCGACTTCTGAATACCACGTTCCGGGCACTGAGCTGCTGGGTAACGACTTTGAGACCGGTGAAGTGACCGTGACGGCTGACGATATCCTCGTCTCGCACTACGGCTTCTCCGATCTGGACAGCATTCTGTCACACTTCGATATGCGCAGCCCGGTATCGTCCGCGATGGGTCGCGAGCTGTCGAAGGTCTATGACAAGAACATTGCCCGTCAGCTGGTCCTCGCGGCCCGTACGGCCTCGGACGGCAGCTTCCCGGGTGGTAATGTCATCGCGGATGACTCGCTCAAGGCGAATGGCGACGGCCTGTACGATGGTGCAGACTGGATTGCCGCTATCCGGAAGATCAACGAGAACTTCTACGACAACGACGTGCCGGAAGATATGGCTCGGTTCCTTGCGGTTCCGTACAAGGTCTTCGACGCGATCAAGTACGCGACGGACGCAAATGGTAACTATCTGGTCCTGAACCGTGACTTCCACGGCTCCGAAGGCGCACAGGCTGGGGGTATCTCTGGCCGGGCCGAGACGATGAATGTTGACGGTGTTACTGTCATCAAGTCCCGGAACACGCCGTTTGGTCTGGGTGTCGACGTTACGGCCTCCAATGAGTCCTCGGACACCACGGTCTACTCCAAGTATCGTGCTGATTTCCGTAAGACCCTCGCGGTCGCGTGGACGCAGGATGCGGTGGCCTCGGTCAAAATCCGGGACATCATGTTCGAGCAGACCCGCGATACTCGCCGGCTGGAAGACTTCACGGTCGCCTCAATGTTCTGTGGCCTCGGTACCCTGCGTCCCGAGTGTGCTCAGGAAATTCAGGCCACCAACCTGACCGCAAGTTCGTAAGGAGAGCTGAGTATGGCGAATGATGTCCTTACCCTCCTGACGGATGCTGAGGAAACCGGTGCGGGCACTGCTGCCCGTATCCGCGTTACCAAGAACGTCGAGCAGGTGCTGTATGTGATCCGTGGGATCACCACGGCCACCGTGAAGATTCAGGGCTCCCTTGACGGGACCAACTGGGTTGACCTGGCCTCAGCCACGGCTGATGAAGGTGGTGGCGTGACTGCCATGCCGTATATGCGGGCCAATGTGACCGCTTATACCACCGGCACGATTGTCGCGGAGCTGTATGCCGACAAGGTATTCACAGCGTAATTGAAACAACGAAAGGGCTGAGGGGGATTTCCCCTTGGCCCTTTTTTTTCCATTGAGGACTACATGCTGACAAAGCTGGAAGCGGTTAATGAAATGCTGGAGGCCATCGGTGAAGAACCGGTGTCATCTCTCGCGTCTGGTCTCGCTGAGGCCGAGGAGGCTGCTAACGTCCTAGAGCGAACCTCCCGTAAGGTGCAGGCATCCGGGTGGACGTCCAACACCGAAGAATTACAGTGGACACGAAATTCCGATGGTGAGGTAGAGTTGCCAACAACGGTGCTCCGGATCACTCCCATCAAATCCGATAAGATATTCTCTGTGACGCCTCGAAAAGATGGTAGCGTCCGGAAGCTCTGGAACACCAAAGATCGAACCTTTGTCTTCCCTCGGGACCCTTGGGTTCAGGTCATCTATTTCCGACCCTTTGAGGAAGTCTCCTTCCCCCTTCAGAACTACATCACCGTCGTCGCCGTGAAGAAATATCAGCGGGGCGACATGAGCTCCAAGGTTCTCGATGTGATGAATTCTGAGGACGTTGTGGAGGCCTACGCTCAGCTCTTGGACGCTGAGAGTGAGCTGGATTCCCTCAACATGATCTATTCAAACCCCCACGGTCGCCGAGTGGCCCACCGTGATCAGATTGGAATTGGTTTATATGGCTAAACTGGTTGATCAGGAGCTGCCCACCCTCTTTCAGGGGGTCTCAAGGCAGCCCGATTCAGTCCGATTGGCTGGGCAGGTGGAGGAGGCGGATAACATCCTTTTCTCCGTCGTGTCTGGTGGCTTTGAGAACCGGATGCCTACTGAACACATTTCGGCCCTGGCATCGGCACTTGATGATGAGACGGACGTCTCTGTCTACATGTGGCAGCGGGATACGAATGAGAAGTACGCGGTCGTCATCTATGATGGTGATCTGAAGGTTTTCGATCTGGCCGACGGGACTGAAAAGACGGTCACCTTCACGGACGGAAAGGATTACCTGACGAATGCCTCAGGGTATCGAAACGGGTTCGCATTTACCACCATCCTTGACGTCACGATGGTCACCAATAAGTCGGTCGAAGTCGAGATGGATTCCACCGTCACGACCACCACGATCCACGGACCCGCAAAGTCGTTCAATGATCTCCCTCGGAAGGGTGAGACCATCCAGAAGTATCTGGAGGGCTACTCAACTGATACCGTGTGGGGAAGCGGCGACACCGGGGTGACCGCAGGGGATATCTGGAAGGTCCAGACGGAGGCCTCCGATCTCTCTAAGTATTTCGTTGAGCTCTCGATTGAGGCCAATGACAACTGGGTTTGGACCGAGGCGGCTGATCCAAACAACCCAAACGCCTTTGACGCCTCCACTATGCCTCACATCTTGCGGAGGGAGTCCGATGGCTCCTTCACGTTCGAGCAGGCGGAGTGGAGTGATCGTGAAGTCGGTGATCCGGATATCGTGCCGGACCCTGACTTTGTCGGCGCAAAGATCGCTGATCTATTCTACTGGCGCGACCGCTTAGGCGTAGCCGCGAATGAGACGATCTACACCAGTCAGGCGGGCGACTATTTCAACTTCTGGCCTGAGAAGGCCACCGATGTCGCTGATTCGGACCCCCTTGGTCGTGTGGCCGGCGGTACGCAGGTCAACATCATCCGATATGCCGTACCCTTTTCGAAGGCTCTGTTTGTCACCTCTGATGCCGCTCAGTTTGAGCTGTCGTCAGGCGGCTCGGACATCTTGACGCCGAACAAGGCTGTGATGGATGACGCCACCGCTTACCAGATCGACCGCGAGTGTCGACCACTGGTGCTTGGGGATGAGCTGTACTTCGCAGCCTCAACCGCTGCGGCGGGAGCTATCTTCGAATATTACTACGACGAATCGTCTGCCGCAAAGACGGCCACCGAAGCCTCTATTCATGCCCGAGGGTATATCCCGACGCCTGTCTATTATATGACCGGCGACACCACAACGAGCACCATCTTTTGCCTGACCGGTGAGGAGCCAAACGCCCTCTTTGTATATCGGTCATATTGGAATGGTGATGAGCGGGTGCAGCGAGCATGGAGCCGATGGACCTTTGAGGGATACGCTCAGATTCTTGGGATCGAATTCCTTGATGGGCGGCTCTATATCATCGCTCGAATGAACGATGGCTCTGTCCATCTGGAGAAGATGTATGTCGAACGGATTGCTGGCCCGGGGGATCACCCCACAGCCGTCCTATTGGACCATCGGATCACCCAGACGGGGACATACTCATCTGGTACGAACCTGACAACGTGGACCCTGCCTTACCCCCATGACTCTGAGGGGGACACTGGGATCGTCCTGAGCACAGACTTTGGTGATGGCCAGACAGGCCGCATCATTGCCGCGACGGAATCCGGCACAGCTACTGTGACGGCGGTCGGGGACTTCTCAGGTGGTGAAGCTATCCTTGGACGGAAGTATGAGGCGAGCCTCCAGCTCTCCAAGCAGTACGTCCGTGAGAAGGCCTCCAGCGGGCAGCTGGGCCGAGCGATTACCAATGGTGTCCTTCGGATGAAGCGGTTGTTCCTCCAATACGAGGACACTGGTTATTTTGAGGTTGTGGTGACCCCTGAGAAGCGGTCAGCGAAGACCTACACGATGACCGGGCGTATCCTTGGATCGGGTTTGGACCTCCTCGGTGGAGGAATCCCTCTGGTCCCTGATGGCACCTTCAAGTGCCGTGTGGGCTCCAAAGGAGACACAGTCCAGATCGTTATCCGCTCCGCCACGCCAATCCCTTTCCGCATCACAGCCATCCGTTGGGTTGGCTTATTCAACGAATTGACCCGACAGGAGTGACTTTTGTGTACCGGAGTTGAGATCGGGCTTTTGGCACTCTCTGCCGCCTCTGCGTCTATGGGGGTGGTGGGGAGTATGTCCCAAGCCAGTGCAGCACAGGATGCTGCTAACCGTACAGCCGCTGCGGAAAACGAGCGCCTAAAGCAGATTTACGCTGAGACCCAGAGACAGCAGGATGAGAACAACCGGATAGCGACTGAGAAGAAGTCAGATCGTATCCGGGCTGCAAATCAGGAGCTCGGTACAATCCGGGCCGCCGCTGGTGAGATGGGTCTCGCCTCCATGACCCCATTCGTGGTCGAGGTGGGTTATAACGAAGGCGCTGATCTAAGTCGTATTGAAGCCAATCGACAGGGTCAAGAGGATTCCCTCACGGCCCAGGCTAAGGCGGGCCAGACGGCTGCTATGTCAAACATTCAGAACGCATATGGTGAAGCCAATGCTGTCAGCACGTCAGCTCTGTTCAAGAGCATCGGACATGGGTTGCAGCTTGGAGCGAGTGCTGTCGACGTCTATTCGGATCGTCAGAAAGACACCGTTTAATCACCCCCTATAATCAAGAGGAGCCGTATGGCTAGAAACACTCGGGCCTCCCGAACGTCAATCGATCTCGGAGGCGCAACAGCTCGGGGGCCGCAAGAGCGGTCGCAGCTGATCTCTCGGCCTATCGCAGGCGCTGTTGATACATCTGGGGGTCCAAAAGCCATCGCTCGGGCCTTTGGGGACCTCTATCCCTCCATAAGCCGTCCTCTGGAATCCGTGTCTGGGACCCTCCGCCGTCATGCGGACCGGGAGCTCCAGCAGGAGAAAGAGGATCTCAAGGATCAGGCAATTGCGGACTTCGGGGCCGGTAAGGAAATGGACCCTGAGCTCACCGAGCGCCGGTCCTATGTTCGAACCTATGAGACCCTGACCGGTCGTCGTATGGGGCAGGACTCCGTCCGGGACCTGTCAGCCTATCTGGAAACCCTCCCGATGGAGGCGGACCCGGCACAGGCGGCTCAGGAATGGGTTCAGAACGAGATTGGAGAAGGTCCAGACAGCCCAGTTGCTGCAGCCGCTCTGTTCTCCACCATTGACCAGTCCGCCTCGGCCCTCGTCTCACAGCAGACCGAGAAGCGGGTGGAATTCCAGAAGGTTCAGGCTGAGCAGTCGCTCGGTTCCTCAGTGGCCTCCTTGGTCTCCTCAGGGAAGACTTTTGATGTCGAGGAGCTGGAGCAGTTTGCTGCCTCCTACACCTCCATCCGGCCCGCTAAGGAATCCGAAGCGAAGCCTTGGGTAGTCGGAAAGATGTTGGCCAGTGTTGGCGATGACCCCGTCGCTATGACGGAAGTGGATCGCTTCATGAACACTGCAGGCTCGGGCATCAATGGCAAGAGCTTTGCAGAGAGCTTCCCGGAGGCCTATACACAGCATCAGCAGACCTTGGTCAACAAGGCTCGCTCTGTGGACACCTTCGTGGCTGAGCAGGCTTATCAGGGTGTCGACGACGCTATTCAGGCCGCTACCGACATTAACTCCTTAGTGGCTGCCCGGGACGCCCTTGCTGTCACTCGGGAGAAATATGGAGCCACCTCAAAGGCGGATAATCTTCAGGCCTCATTGGACAAGAAGCTCAAGGTCTACTCAGACCGACAGGAGATGACTGTAGCCGCCCAGCGGGCGATCCAAGGTCTCCCTACGGATGTCCCACCGTCGAAGTATAACGAGGCCCTCCGGGGCCTTATTGGTCCGACCGTGACTGATGATCCGGAGCAGCGGAAGGCTGCTGCCGCCAAGGTGGTTAATTTGACAGACCTTGGGGCCACCATGAAAAGCAACCATGATCGAGCCCTTCTGGGGATCGACGAGGCCTCCGCTGAGCAGGCCTATATGTTTGCCGAAGATGTGGCGCGGAACCTCGCTCAGGATGGGTTTGTTAACCCGAGTGATGTTGCCAACCGGCTGTTCAGTAGCTCGGAAGCTAAAGACCTCTTTACGTCTGTCTATAATGCCAGTCTGGTTTCCACTGAATCCTCCAAGGCCCTGATGCGTCAGTACCGGGAGACACAGGACATCGCGCCTGAGCTCCTTCGGGTGCCTACATCCGAGCTGAGTTACGTTCAGGAGACCTTAGGTGACCTCACGGTGTCGGGCTATTACGACAGCCTGGGTGGTGAGACTGCTAAGGACCCATGGTATTCCGTCATCGGCGAGAATGATGATGCCACCCCCTTTGAGGGTGGATGGTTTGATGATGAGGCTACCTTAGACCCTACCGTCCTTAAGATGATGTCGGATCGGGTTGGAAACGTGCTTGGTCGTCAGTTTGCTGGCGACAAGAGCCGTCTGGATGACGCTATTAAGATCGTGGCTGATAACGCCCGAGGTGATCTCGCCATGCGAATCGTCAACGGGAAACCTGTGTTGGCCCTTGGGGGCCAAATGGTGGCCGTAAATGCGGCTGGCGAGCCCCGCCACGTGAAGCGTCTCAATCGAAAAGAACCCAATCCTTATGACCCCTCAAAGGTCGAGGACACTTACGCGGAGGCGGCCAAAGCCGTCTCACACATTGCGCAGGTGATGGATGAGGATGCAGACACGTTCTCGGTTGGGGCTTTCGATAAACAGGGTGGCTACTACACCGTCACGGACAAGTGGGGCACCCCCCCTGTGTTCGGTCTAGGCACCACGGTCAATCTCCGGTTCAGTGGAGAGTCCGAAGCAAAGCGTAAGGCCGCTATCCATGCGATGGGTGGTAACTTTACCTCGGACGAAGCTGTGGTCAACGAGCAGGACCCTGTCACGCTCGCTAAGACCCCTGAGGAAGCCTTTGCGCAGCTCAAGGAACGCTTTGGTGACATAGAGGGACTTGACTTCGTTGAGGAGACCGCAGCCGGCACAGACGAAGTGATCGGCCTACGGATGGTCTATCGACCCCTCTGGAAGACAGGCCGAGACGTCACAGCTGACCGAGCCAAGCTGGTGGGTGATAAAGAATCAGCGTCACTGCTGGATCAGGTATCGACCATCGGTAACGGGGCACTCTCGTATGCTGAGGGCCTTCTCAACTCCGCCAAGGAGCGAGGGGAGGTCGCAAAGACTGAGGGGGTCACAAAGCCCGTCAAAATTCCCGAACCGAAAGAGGGTCAGACTGTGTTTGACGCAATTGAGGGGTGGTTCAAATCTCTCAGGAGTAATCAAGTGAAAACAAAAGGCCTTTCTGAGGTCAGTCCCGGCTACCGCAAGTCTCGTTATGATTTCCTTCGGGAACATGAGGGCTTCCGGAACGCCGTCTATAAGGACCATAAGGGTAAGCGGACGGTCGGCATTGGCTTCAATATGGATGCCACAGGTGCCAAAGATCGTTTCGAGAAGGCTCTGCCGTCGGTGGACTTCAAGGAAGTCTATCACGGGGATCGGAAGCTTTCGGATGCCGAGGTGAACACCTTGTTCGAAAAGACGATCACAGAGTACGAGAAGATCATGGACACGAAGCTGGGTGACGTCGATCTGACGGAACATCAGCGGGTCGCTCTGCTCTCAATGGTCTTCAATAATCCCAGCTTGCTGGGTCCAAACCTGACGAAGTTTGTCAAGGATGGGGACCTGAACAAGGCAATGGAAGAAATCCTCTTTAAATCCAATGCCTCCAGTCACCGGGGGTTGCAGAACCGCCGTGTCCGTGAAGCACAGTTCTTCATGGGTTCAGCTAACCCGATCCCACAGGATCTTATCAGAAAGAGCTACAGCTAAATGGAATTGATTCGACACCGCCCCGGGAGCGTAGATGAGCAGGCCGTATTGGCCGTCTCGCCCGAAGCTCCTACATCAACCACCTTCACTACCGAAGTGGAGGCCGAGGACGACACGACATGGGGTGATCGCTGGGATGCAGCCGTTGCTGGCTTTCAGCGTCACAACACTATTGTCTCCACCGCAACGCGATTGGCTAACTCCACAGACACCGACGTCCCTGATCCCATCAATCCTTTCGAGGTGATGCAGGACGATCCGGAATTCGGTGATGAGTTTATGAACAAGTATCGTAACTCGATTGAGAGTGGTGATTTCGATGGGGCGGTGTCGAAAGATGCCATCCACCAGACCGCAGCTCGACTGGATGCTGAGCAGAAGCTGATTGAAGACGAAGCACTCTCAGCACCGGCCATGTTGACAGGTGCTATTGCAGCGGCTCTCGCTGACCCAACGAGCTACGTCCCAGTGGCCGGTCAGCTGGTCCGAGGTAGTAAGCTCCTCCGAACGATGGGTCGTATGCGTGCTGGCGCTACCGCCGGGGTTATCTCCGCAGGGGCCGCAGAGGCCATCCTGCAGAGCACTCAGGACCTCCGAACAATGGAGGAATCCATTATGGGTATCGGCACCGCAGGTATCCTTGGGGGCGGCATTGGTGCCCTTGTGAAGGCCCGGGTGCGAGGTAATGACCTCCATCCGGAATCCCCGAACAACCCCTTGCGTACTGAAAATCTGGACGATGCAGAAACCATCATCCGGGTGCCTGGGGAGGACGTCGAGGTTCGTGTGTCCCCTGAGGGGGTCCATGAGGTCCACCAGACTGGCGAAAGTACAGTCGGCGCGGCGCGGAATGC